ATGACGGACAGACGGTCCTTGTCGTCGGCGTCCGCTACCCGTCCCGCAGCGTCTACGTCGTTGGCCATTACTTGCCTTTCTTAGCCGCCGCGCGCTTGGTTGCGTACGCAATGGCGACAGCTTGTTTTGCCGGCTTGCCGGCAGAAATTTCAGCCTTCACGTTCTTGCGGAAGGCGTCCTTGGAGGTGGACTTTACCAGCGGCATCAGGCACCCATCCATGAGTTGAGGGCAGCGCCAGGAGCATACCCGCGCCGCGGGGCGCGGTCAACATATTCTCGATGGGCTACCGGGAACGCAAACGTCACCGCGATGGCGTCCGCAGCGTCAGGGCTGGCCAGCCCGCGCGACTTCATGTCCTTCTTGCTCTCTAGGAAAATCGTCCCTTTGCTGTCGGGCTTCATCATCGGCCCGGTCAGGTCGTTCTTGAGGTAGCGGTCCAGCGGTATGGATGCGTCCTTCAGCCAGGTACGCATCTCGCCCCACATCTCGGCTCGCTTGTTACCCCACATGATTGGGTTCTTCGACTTGTTCCCGAAGTTGACCCCCTTGATCTTGTACCGCTGCTCCTTCAGCCGGTCCACGATCCCCGCGCCCAGCCCGCCCTCGTCGATCACCACCAGCGCCGGCTTGTACGTCTCGATGGCGTCGATGACGTGCCCCACCACCGTCATGGTGTCGTCGCCCTTGTGGCGCTTGATCGCCACGATGTCGCGTCCCTGCCGGATGGCGATGACCGTGCTGTCGGACCCAAACCGCGCCGGGTCCACGCCGATGATGACCGGCGCCGACGGGTCTTTGTGCTGCGGCCGGCGCATGGCGTCATCCACTAGGCTTGCGCCGATGAATTGGTCGTCGGATGCGTTGGGGAACTGACCGTACACCTCGACGTGGGCCTGGGTGCTGTCGGGGCCGTATTCGTCGATGATCTGCTGGTAGACCTGCTTGTCCGTATGCTCGACCGTGCGCGCGTCCACGATCTTGGTGTCCCAGAAGTCGCGCTTGGAGTGGAAGCACTCGTAGAAGTACCCACTGTTGCGCCGCGGGTTGCTGAACGCCAGCCAGAAGCGGTGCGGCGTGTTCTCCGTGAAGAAGCCCGCCGCGACCGACCAGATGCTGTCGTCGATACCGCTGGCTTCGTCGAACACCAGCATGACCCCAGCAAAGTTGTGGACCCCCGCGTAGGCGTCGGGGTTCTCCGCCGACCACAGCCGCCCCTCGACGCCCCAGTACCGGGTGCCCATCTTGAGGTCGCGCTCCACCAGTTCCGTCAGCCACTTGGCCGGCATCAGCCGCGTGGCGCTAACCTCAAACCAATGGTTGTTGAGCGCCATACTGAGCCACTTGGTGATTTCCGCCCATGTGATCGACCGAAGCTGCGCCTCGGAGTTGGCCGACACAATGGTCGTCGAGCCAATCCGCGTGGTCAGCATCCAGATAACCAGCCAGGATACGAGCGCCGACTTGCCGATCCCGCGGCCGGATGAGGTCGCCATCCTGAGCGTGTCAAAGTCAACCTTGCCGTTGTTCTGCTTCACATGGTCGGCGATGCGTTGCAGCACCTCGCGCTGCCACTTGCGCGGGCCGTCGAAGTGTTCCAGCGGTGTGCCAGGCTGGCCCCACGGGAACACGAACAGCACGAACTTCAGCGGGTCGTCCTTGATGGCCGGCGTCCACAGCCGGCTCATCAGTTCCATTTCGTCGTCGGCGCTATACCGTGTGGTTTGCATTTTCTGCCTGTTCGATTACGCGCGCCGCCTCTGCCAGCGCGACCGGCTGCGCCGGCGCGTCTGGCAACACCAACCCCTCGATGACGCGGCGCTGGGCTTCTTGCAGCGCGGAGGTGATGGAGATGGTCTGATTGACCTCGACCTGCACGGCTTGCTTCGCCACCCAGCCGTGGACGTGCTTCAGCACATCCAGCGCCGCCTTGGCGTCGCCGGCGCGGGCGGCGTCGTGCAGCACCTTGGACATCTCCATCTCGCCGTCGGCTCGGCCCTTCTCCGCGGCCAGCGCCGCCAGCGGGTCGAACTCACACAGCGCGCGGTATTCGGCCGGCGTCATGCCGGAAGCTAAGGCCAACGCCTCGCCACGCAATCCGTTACGCGCGGCGTGATAAATGGCTTCGAGCCGGGCCTCGGTAGCCTGCAACTTGCGCGGCTCATAGGGGAGCGAAAAGACTGCCATAGATTTTGTATAGCACGGCGATTTGGTTTTGCAAAAAATAAAAAAGTTTTTGCGGACCCTCCGTGACCGGGACGGGGCAACCGCCGGCCCCCCGCCCCCCGGCTCTCGGCAAACCGCACCAAAGCTAGGGCGCCGCGCCAGCATCGCACGCCAGGGCTAGGCGCCAGGCGTAACGGGTTCTGTGACCAGGTGATGGGTGCGACCAGGTGCCAAACATTCTGTTACTAGGTCATCTAGGTCATCTAGGTCATCTAGGTCATGCGAAAAACATCGCGCCAGAGTGACGGCGCCAGCTAGCTGCTACCGGATAGCGTAACAGAATTTAGCGCAAAGCTTGGTGCGTGATACGCGGGGCTTGGGGAGCGATAGGTCAAATAGGTCATCTAGGTCATGCGTTTTTCAGTCGCCACCGCTCGACAGTCTATAGGCTACTACATTAGCGTTAACTAATATATTAACGCATTTGCTTTGAATAATATAAGGTATAACCTAGAAAGCCTAGGAAAACTGAAAAAAGCTTGTATCTCCAGCTACATGAGCCGCCGGGCCGCCTCCATAACCTAGGCAAGCGCAAACCCTACCGATTTTCCGATTTTTTCATCTCGCATTACAAAAATGTAACGTAATAGATTTTAGGTTGCCTTATTCTTGCCACAATTAGCCTGTAAAAGAATTTGCATCGGTCAAATCGATGACCTATTTTTTGGGGAGATATGTAAATGAATATGTTGCACGATGCCGCAATCTGCGCTTTCTTTCTGGCGCTCTTTGTCTGGCTTCTAATCTTTTGATCTGGGGAGGGATCACACCATGTCTAACTATCATTTCACGCGCAAAAGCCAAAACCGCAAAACCGGGCCCATCCCGACGACGGTTACCAGCGCAGACACGTGCCCTGAGGCTTGCCCTCTGAAAGCCAAGGGGTGCTATGCCAAGGGCGGGCCGCTCGCCATGCATTGGCGCGCGGTGACAGAGGGCGCGCGCGGTGGCAGTCTGCAAGCGCTATGTGATGACGTGGCAGCGCTGCCAGCCAACACGCTATGGCGCCACAATGTGGCGGGTGATTTGCCCGGCCACGGCGACACGATCGACAAAGGCGCCATGCTGGCGCTGATCAGCGCCAACGAAGGCAAGCGCGGCTTTACCTATACTCACAAACCCGCGCAGCATGGCGCCAATGGTGATTTGCTGCGCTTTGCCAATGCCAAGGGCTTTACCGTCAATTTGAGCGCCAATACTCTGGCGCATGCTGACCAATTGGCCGCGCTCAATATCGGCCCCGTCGTCGTGGTACAGGACGCGGCGGAAGGCACACATGCCGACACCACCACGCCAGAGGGCCGCAAAGTGGCCACGTGCCCTGCCACATATCGCGACGACGTAACTTGCGCTTCCTGCGGCCTATGCGCCGTGCGCGACCGTAAAGTGATTGTTGGCTTTCCCGCCCATGGCGCCGCCAAGCGCGCCGCCGCCACCATTGCGAAAGGTTAAGATAATGAGAAACAACGCAAACATGGTCAGGGGGGAACCTTCACGCGGCATGGCGCGGCATCCTGCCGTAGTCGCGGCGCAGCAGGGCTATGCGGAAGCCCTTGCCGGGCGGCCGCTCAATCCTGATCGGTTTCCCACCATGATGGAACAATCTAACTATGAAATAGGGCGACTATGGGCGCTCAATCTGCGCGCGGCAGGTATAGTCGCCCCCACATGGCGCAGGGGCACCAATCGCCCGGCCGCGCTTGTGGCCATGCTGGCGCTATCCTTTGCCGCCATTGGCGGTTGCCAGCCCGGCGAGGGTGACGGCCGCGCGGCCGCGTGAATAGGCAGGGCGCCACGGCGCCCCGCCCTCGCAAGGCGCCCATGCGGCGCCCTGCGACGGCGCTATTGCCGAACATGAGAGGGAAAGAACCATGCCTTTATTCGTTGTGTATCTAGAATATGGCCGCACCATCACCATGCGCGCGACGCTGGAGATAGACGCCGCCGACGAGGCGGAGGCCAAGGAGCGCGCTTTTGAAGAACATTATGAAGGTGAAGCGTATTTTGAAGAAGTGCCCTATTCTTACGACGACGGCGTTATTGAAGCCACGGCGCGCTTGGCAAAGGAGGCTTGAACCATGACACAACACACACCCGGCCCATGGTTCGCGCACAATATCGGGCTTGGCCCGAACGGTGCCGGCCCCTTTACCTATCCACTCGGGAACGATCCCGACAAGGCCGCTGCTAACGCGCGCCTAATTGCTGCCGCGCCAGACATGCTCGCGGCGCTGCAAGCCATCGCGGCCACGTCGACGGAAGAGGATGCCGAAACGGCCCTTGGCAGCATACAAATGATATGCCGCGCCATTATCACCAAGGCCAAAGGGGGCGCAGCATGACGCGCATTTACTTAGTCTATTCCGACGACGAGAACGGGGACGACATGAGCCTCATAGTGGAAGCGCATAGCCCTGCCGATGCGGTGCGCCTTTGGCGCAACGACTGGGATCTGACCACGGACAAGAAACCCGGCGCCGTGTTTGAAATGCCCGCCCTAACCGGGCGCCCGGCGGTGCATCAATGGGCGAGCCTAGACCGGGGAGATCGCAACCAATGGTAAAGAAAATTGGCTTGTTCTGGTATCTGGTAAACGCCCCCGGCGGAGCGTTCCATGGCATCCCATGGCCAACCAAGGCTGACGCTGACGAGATACTGCGCGCCGTGCTGGCGCAGCATGAGAGGGCCACACCATGCGCGTCTTAATAGCCTGCGAATATTCCGGCGCCGTGCGGGACGCGTTCCTTGCGCGCGGGCACGACGCCCTATCCTGCGACTTGCTGCCAAGCGAAGCGCCCGGCCCCCACTACCAAGGCCCGGTGCAAGACATCTTAGGCGATGGGTGGGATTTAATGATCGCGCACCCGCCATGCACCCATCTGGCTGTGAGCGGTGCGCGCTGGTTCAAGGATAAGCAGGCCGAGCAGGCCGAGGCGCTGGCCTTTGTCCGCCTGCTGCTGACCGCGCCCATCCCGCGCATCGCGCTGGAGAACCCGGTTAGCATCATATCTAGCCGGATCAGAAAGCCTGATCAGGTAATCCAGCCATGGCAATTTGGCCACGAGGCAACCAAAACGACTTGCCTATGGCTGAAGGGCCTGCCGCACCTGACGCCGACCAACATTGTCGGCAAGGGCGCGCGGCATGTCACTAAGTCAGGGCGCAGCCTGCCGCAATGGTACAACCTGCCGCCCTCCGCTGACCGCTGGAAAATACGCAGCGCGACATTCCAAGGCATCGCGGATGCCATGGCCGAACAATGGGGGAACCCATGCTAACCCTAATCCTGCGGGCTTTGTGCCTGCTGATCGCAACAAGGAAATCCCACAAATGAACACCGACGAAAAGAAAGCTATCATATACGCGCGCTGGCTGGCCGAGCGTGATAAAATGCCGCTGCCGGAACATGCCGACACGGCCATTGAATGGGCCGAGCCTGTCATGCGGGACGGCACCAAGGCCGAACGCGTCAAAAGCGTCACCTTCACGGGGGAACGCTACGATGTCACGGTCAAGCTGCTGGGCTGGGCCTATGATCCGGCGCCCTTAGAAGGGCCGCTGGCCGGGGAGCCATAAGGCAGATGCTCAACCCGGCCAGCGGTGCGCGGCTAGTCGGGAGGGAAAGCCACCGCGCACGAAAACACGTTACACACAACCGAAGAGGGATGCAAATGGATTTTATCGATTGGGCAAGGCTGGCGCTGGCTGGCTTACTGCTGGGGGCTATCGGCCTGCTACTGTACACGTTTTGGACCGCGCTAAGGGACTCGGACTATGATCACTGATCCGATGCCCTTCCGATCTCTGCGGGCGCTAGTGGCCAGCATCCAGACGCATGAGGAAATGCTGCGCCTGGCGCCGGCCGAAAGTGAAGAACGCTGGCGCTTGAACCGCACCTTAGCGGCGCTGGGGCGGCAGCTAGACGATGCCGAGAAAGTATGGAAGGCGCACCATGCCAAGGCCTGACAATCGGCTACCCAAGGGGGTGGCCGCCGCCCATGTTGACTATATCGCCCATGAGCGGCGCAAGGGGACAACATGGGAAGCCATCAGCAGGACCGTGGGGGTGCCGGCCAAGACGCTCTCGACATGGTGGGCCAAGCGCGGGACGTACAGCCCCAATCACAAAAGCCCCACGCGTGAGCGCGAGGCCAAGGGCTACACGCCGCGCAAATGCCTTCGGTGTCAAATAATGTTTGACAGCGAAGGCCCACACAATAGAATGTGTAGCCGCTGCCGGACGGCAGATTGAGAGGGAAAGAATGGAACAGGACACGACCGTGGCCGCTTTGCGCGCCCACATTCAAGTGCTTGGCGCCGCGCACAAGGCGCAAGCTGATATTGCTTGGCAGCACTATCAACGGGCGCAAGCGCTGGAGGCTGAC